TTATTCATATCATCGCTGGCATAGCCATAATAGCAGTGTGTCAAGCGGTTGTCAAGGGAAAAGTGAATGAAGAAGAGAAATACCGTGCATTATGTTGACAATAAGAAATTCTACGACGAAATCATCAGACATAGACAGAGAGTAGAACAGGCAAAGCTTGAGGGCAAAGAAGAGCCTCGCTTGCCTGAGTATATTGGTGAGTGTATATGGAAGATTGCTAACAAACTTTCTACCATGCCTAGATTCATTAACTACTCATATCGTGATGAAATGATCAGTGATGGAATTGAGAATTGTATTATGTACTTTAAGGACTACAATCCAGAGTACAATGGTAATGATAATCCAAACTATGTTCCAAATCCTTTTGCGTATTTTACTCAGATCATATACTATGCATTCCTTCGTCGCATTAGCAAGGAAGAGAAGAACAGATACATCATATATAAGAATTATCAAGAGAGTATTGTCAATCAGGGTCACTCAGGTGCATTGGTTGACGGTGATGACAATCATGTGATGCCAAGTCAAATGTATGACAACATCAATGAGTTTATGAACAAGTTCGAACGAAGAGAAGAGGAAAAGAAGATCAAGCGTAAACAGACCAAAGAAGGTCTTAGTAAGTTTTATGAGGAAGAAAAAGATGAGCAACGAAGTGCCGTTTCAGATTGAACATCTGATTAAGAGCCTATTGAATAAAGGTGAAAATGTCCATCTACGTGGAAACTATCGTGAAAGATTAGTGAACATCAAAGATGCTATTGACAAAGCAGTGAAAATGTACGATAATGAAGCCTACATCTCCAAATCAGGGAAAAAGAGGGCATAAGTGGCAAAGATAGCATTGATTACTGATACTCACTGGGGAGTCAGAAATGATTCCCCAATCTTCTTAGACTATTTCAAGAAGTGTGTGGATGAGTTCTTTCTTCCGATTATTGACAAGCAACATATCGACACGATTATTCATCTAGGCGATTTGGTTGATCGTCGCAAGTATATTAACATCAACACAGCGCATCGTCTTCGCACAGACTTTTTGGAACCTATACATCAACGTGCAATTAATCTGCACATTATTGCAGGTAACCATGATGAGTACTATAAGGATACATATAAGGTCAACGCTCTTAATGAGTTGGTTGGTGAGAGATATTTCAATATCACCACATACTCAACACCAAGAGAGATTGAAGTTTATGGTTGCGAGATCCTTTTAATGCCTTGGATCACAAAAGACAATGAAGCGGAATCGTTTGATGCGATCAGGAATAGTACCTCTAGTATTCTAATGGGACATCTTGAACTAGAAGGGTTTGAATTCTACAAAGGACAGGTATCAGATCATGGACAAAGTTCTAGCATTTTTAGCCGCTTCGACAGCGTTTATAGTGGTCATTATCATCACCGTAGTAACCGCAATAACATTACTTATCTGGGTGCTTTTTCTGAGCATATTTGGAGTGATTATAACGATTCTCGAGGTTTCTCAGTTCTTGATACAGAAACATTGGAAGTTACTTTCCATCGTAATCCTTTTAGCATTTTTCACATGGTATCTTATGATGATGTAAAGAATCCAGATATCATTCAGAAGATACAGTCTACAGATTACAGCAAGTATAAGGACTGTTATGTTAAGATCGTATGTGTGAACAAGACGAACCCGTTTGCATTCGATATGCTATTGGACAAGTTATATAAAGAAAGTCCTGCAGATATTTCCATCGTAGAAGATGTAAATCTGTTTACGGATACCAATCCAGATGAAATTGTTGATCAAGCACAAGATACTCCTACTATTCTTGACAGCTACATTAGCAACTTGACTTTGCCTGTAGATTCTGATAAAATGAAACATTACATGCGTGATCTGTATGTGGAAGCTATTTCATTGGAGAACATTGATGCATCCTGATTATATGCATATAGGCGCAGCGGATGATTGTCTGATTGAAGAAATGTCCGAACTCACAAAGGAACTTTGTAAAGTTAAGCGTTTCGGTATGAGTGATAAGAGTAGAGAGAATATCATTCTTGAGATTGGTGACGTTGAATATCGTCTTAAAGAATACAAGCAACTATTAGGTATACCATGCTAACATTTAAAACTATTCGTTGGAAAAATCTTCTTTCGACTGGTAATATGTTTACTGAGATTGATTTAGTTTCATCTAAGACAAATCTGATTGTTGGCGCGAACGGTCATGGCAAATCCACTATTCTGGATGCCATGACGTTTGTGCTTTTTGGTAAAGCATTCCGTAACATCAATAAGCCGACACTGGTTAATTCAGTGAACGGTAAAGATTGCGTTGTGGAGATTGATTTCAATACAAACGGTAAAGAGTATCGAATCATTCGTGGTATCAAGCCTAATGTCTTTGAGATTTGGGTAGATGGTACGATGATTAATCAGGATTCAGCTTCGCGCGACTATCAAGAGTACCTTGAGAAGTTCATCCTCAAAATGAACTACAAGGCATTCACTCAGATTGTCATTCTTGGTTCTGCATCTTTTGTTCCTTTCATGCAGTTATCTCCCGCTGATCGTCGTGCTATCATTGAAGGTCTTCTAGATATTCAAATCTTTTCGGTAATGAATGTACTGATGAAGCAGAGGGCATTGGTAAACAAGCAAGACCTAGAAAATAATCGTGTTCATCTCCAGTCTCACGAAGATAAGAAATCTTACATTGAAAAGACTCTTGCAGGCTTGAAGAAGACTAGCGCGGATCGTATGTTGGAACTTCAAAAACAACTGAACGATTATACCGATCAAAAACGTGATCTTATATCAACTGTTGAGAATTTGGTTGACGAACGTAAAGAATTACAAACCGAAGTAAACGACCTCACTGAATTGAAGACTCACTTTCACAATGCAATTAAGTTGTATACTCAACATGATACTGATGCCAAACGATTAGATTCTGAAAAAACTATGTTGAAGACAACTGACAATTGTCCAACATGCAAACAGCTTATTGAGGAAACGTTTCGTTCCAAACGTGTACTTCAGTTGAGTGATGAAATCATGAGTTTGGTATCTGCTGCTGAATTTGCAGAACTACACTCAAATGATCTCCTTGTGCAGATTAGCAAGAAAGAAGAAAACGTAAAGCGCATTCAAGCTATCACTGCTGATATATCTGCAAAGAAACAAACGATGATGCATTTAGTCTCAATGGTCAATGATACTGAAGACGCAATAGAGAAGATCAAGAATGCAGACAAGATGGTTCAAGACAGTGAAGAACAATTGTCTGCTACAATTGATAACATTGAAAATCTCAACATTCTCAAAACTGAACTGTTGGAAGATCGCAAGTACATTGAGACTGCACTGGCGCTATTGAAAGATGGCGGTATAAAGACCAAGATCATCAAGCAATACATTCCAATCATCAATAAGCTTGTTAATAAATACCTCGCTCAGATGGGATTCTTTGTAAACTTTAACATTGACGAAAACTTCAACGAGGTAATCAAGTCCAGATATCGTGATGAGTTTTCCTATGCGAACTTCTCGGAAGGTGAGAAGACACGTATTGATTTGGCGCTAATGTTTACTTGGCGTACAATTGCCAAGATGAAAAATTCCGTCAATACGAATCTGTTGATACTAGATGAAATCTTAGATGGAAGTTTGGACGCAAATGGCACAGATGAATTCCTTAAGATAATTAAGACCTTGACAGATGATACAAATACGTTTATAATAAGCCATAAACAGGATCAACTCATAGATAAGTTTGATAAGGTATATCGCTTTGAGAAGATCCGAAACTTCAGCAGACTAGTATGAGGAACAAATGACTAAGACACCTGTAGCAGAATCAGCAGAATATGACAACTTTCTTGGAAAAAAGGTAGAGCTTCCTCGAGAACCTACCCTAACTGAGTTTCTTGAAACGGAAGATAGTGGTGATATGAATCCTAATGATAAGGATGCTCTTTGGGTTGGAATGCCTGAGTTTGAACAGGAAGACAAGAAGACATATAAGACCATGTATCTTCATTTCCGTAACAAGGAAGACTTTGACAAATTCGTCAGCGTCTACAGATCCCAAATCGATTCAGATCAGACAATCACTGTAAAAACAAAGAGCATGTGGTATCCAGCACTCGACCGTACAGCTAATCACCTGTTGCGTTGGGTTGAAGAAGAATGAGAGGTCTGATTTATTCAGCTAGACCTATTAGTGGTCGTGAGGGCAAGATAGTCATCCGTCATATGAATATCATATCTCAAACATGCGATGAAGTTGATATTCTCAGCACAACAAAAACAGATGGTGCTAAGATAGCATTATCTCGCTATGGCAATGTTGAAGTGGACAACTATTATAATCATTATGGACATTATTATGAAACCTTAGTTCCTTTGATGTCATCATGGATGGACGTTTATGATGCAATAGATGTGACTCCACTTCAACAATATGACAAGCTGTTCATTGTTGGAGGTATGGACCTATGGCGTTCTGAACTTACCCGTGTAGGTAAAAGATCTGGTGTATTTCCTAATGACGGTGGTCAGATCAAGTTTCAGAGTGTAGGCGCTCACTGCACTAACATTCTTGCAATGCTTAAAGCTCATAATACATACAACATACCTCTGCATGAAATTGCTATTGATCCAAACGAAATCAGTTGCGGTCTGTTTCATGAAGATGTAAAGCCAACCACAGACTACTATCTGTATCATGGTTATGATATTCCAGCTTATGGTATTAATCGATTGGATAGTCTGCAGGCTTATCTATTGACGAAGCCGGTGCCTATGATCACAAGAGACAAGATTACAGACTTTACATTTGGATTAACAATTCTTGAGAAAAGCAATCGTGAGGAGTTTATAGGTGATATTGAAGATATCGAAGCTAAGTTTGAAACTGTAAACTTCTATATCAAAGATTACAGAAATGGTCAAAATACACTGATCGATCCAGATGCATATCTGAACAAGATTGAAGAGTCTCGTTTCACATATATGCTTCCTTCTTATGATAGACACTGTTTTTCAATCTATCGCTTTATTGAAGCTATTAACTACGACTGTCTACCACTAATCAACCCTGCTTGTAATTTGGTAGACATTCAAAATTCATTTGATGTTGATTTATCTCCTCTTGTAACAACTGACATTCCTACTGAATCAAGGCGTTTGGAATTGTTGGAGTATGTACAAGATAAGATAATGCTAGTGGAGAAGAATTTCAAAAATGACTAACCCTAAAAATCCTGTTTATATCATATCTAAAGGTAGACATGAAAGCATGTTTACTTCGCGTTCACTCGCGCGTATGAAAGTTCCACATTACATAGCGATAGAGCCACAAGATGAAAGTTCTTATGAAGCTGCCCTTGATAATTTCAATATTAGGGATTATGTTACTCTGCTTGTTGCCCCTTTCAGCAACCACGGTGACGGCCCTGGTCGGGCTCGTAATTGGTGTTGGGATCATGCTATTTCAATAGGAGCTGAGAAGCATTGGGTATTAGACGATAACATTTCAGATTTCTATCGACTTCATAAGAACGAAAGAATTCGAGTAGGTTCTGGAGTATGTTTCAAAGCTGCCGAAGATTTTGTTGATCGTTTTGAGAATGTTCCTATCTCAGGTTTTCAGTATCGGTTCTTTATTGCACCCAATCAGAAGTATCCACCTTTTGTGATAAACACACGTATCTATTCTTGTCTACTCATTTCCAATGATTGTAAACATAGATGGCGTGGACGTTATAACGAAGATACTGATATCTGCCTCAATGTTCTTAAAGATGGTGATTGCACGATTCAGTTCAATATATGGATGCAGGGTAAAGCCGCAACGCAAACTGTTAAGGGTGGAAACACTTCTGAATTCTACCATGCTGAAGGTGAGCTAGACAAGAGCAAATGGCGTGATGGCCAATTGAATGCAACTGGTACTGTGAATAAGTCTCAGATGCTAGTTGATATGCATCCAGATGTTGCTCAAATGGTTTGGAAGTATGGTCGTTGGCATCATTATGTGGACTATTCAAAGTTTAAGGAAAATAAGCTGAGATTAAAACCAGGAGTTGATCTTTCAAAACTGCCAAAAGTTAACAACTATGGACTAAAATTGATCAACAATTACAATGGTTTATAGTATTCTCTAGTAAAAACAATGACTTAGCAGTAGCTATGCATTGAACACATACCAGCTATGCGGCAACCACTCTTGAAAAAGAGGGTTGCCGTACTTATATATAGTACATGACAAATTCAGAACCCCTCAGACTTGACAATTCCCATCTCGTAACCCATATCGTTTATGAAAGCAAGCCGAACGTTTTCCACGTCGACCTTAGTGCTGTATCAAATGATCCTGATTTTCCTAATATGATCGAAACCTGTTACGGAAACGAACAGCCTTTCAAGTTATACAAGAAAATGTATAACAAGCATGATAACATGCATATTGCAACTTATAAGCAATTGTATAGCCGAGCAACCCTTTTTGTCTACATCGGTTAACTATTGACTTGGACCTCAAAACAGTCTAAGATAAGTCAATAATCAAGAGGACGTAATGGAACAAGCAAATATTCAGAACGGAAAGTCTCAGCTGGCTAAGCTTTTGGCCACTGAAAACATTGCCGTACAGCATAAGCCTGGTGCAAAGACCGCATGGTTCGACGTAAAGAACCGTGTCCTGTGTCTGCCGATATGGCACAATATTTCCGATGACCTATATGACCTTCTGGTTGTACATGAAGTCGGCCATGCTCTTGATACTCCTCCCGAAGGTTGGGCTGATGCAATCAAGGATATTGCTCTCCGTGTTACGGGTTCTGCTTCTAATCGCGCGATGGGTGCCGTCAAGGGCTTTCTAAACGTTATTGAGGATGCCCGTATTGATAAGCGCCAGAAGCGCCGCTTCCCTGGTGCCCGTCGGAATTACGTGAAGGGTTATAAGGAACTCATTGAACGTGATTTCTTCGGTACCGAAAAGCGGGACGTTAATCAAATGTCCTTTATTGATCGCCTTAACATCTATTGCAAGGGCGGCTCTATGATGGGCATCAAGTTTTCTCCTGTTGAGAAGAAAATGCTTCTTGAGGTTGAGAATGCTGAAACCTTTGATGAGGTTTTGAAACTCACTGAAAAGATTTTCACTTGGTCTAAGGATCAGCAGGAACAGGATCAAGAAAACAATCCGGATGACATGGGCGAAGAAGCCGGTGAAGATGACGGCAAATGGTCGGAATCGGATGATTCGGACTCTGATGACATGACCTATGATGATTCGGAAACGGATGAAACTGACGGCAACGGTAATGCCGATGGTGAAGCATCGGATGATGATGAAGATGGTAATAAGTCTGGTAAGACCCAGTCTGATGACCGCTCAAACGAATATTCTGATACTCCTATAAACATGGGTTCTCAGAACGGCAGCGGTGATGATAACAACCTGCCGGAATCGGAAACTGAAAAGTCTTGGCAAAAGACGCAGGATGATCTGATTAAGAATTCGGACGAACGGTATATTTACCTGAAGCTTCCTCGTCCTGTCGATATCAACAAGATGGTTGTTGACTACAAGCAGGTTCTAGCTGAACAGCGGTCTTATCTTCCTAAGATGTGGCAAGACAAGTTTTGGCAAGATTCGGTTCGTGCGGAACTCATGAAGTTCCGTGCAGATGAAAATGCCACGATTTCTTTCATGGTTAAAGAATTTGAAATGCGAAAGTCTGCGGATGAATATAGTCGCACCAGCGTTTCGAAGACCGGTGTAATCGATATGAATAAGCTGCATACCTACAAGTATAATGATGACCTTTTCCGTCGTGTCACTTCCGTTGCGACTGGCAAAAATCACGGCTTCGTTATGTTTGTTGATTGGTCTGGTTCAATGCAATCCAACCTGAAGAAAACGCTAAAGCAGCTTTTCTCACTGGCAATGTTTTGCAAGCGGGTACAGATTCCTTTTGAGGTTTATTCGTTCCGTAGTGTTCTGTACACTGATTACAAGGATGATGGAGGCACTCTTCTTCCGGATACCCAGTTCTTCTCTCAAAATCAAGATGAAATTTCTATGGATCCTGTCATGATCCGTAACATTCTTTCATCTCGAATGAAGATCCAGGAACTCAATGATGCAATGTACCATCTTTGGCTCATGGGTTGTGGTGGTCATATGCCCTGTGATGGAATGTCGTCCACTCCACTCAATGAGTGTATTGCTCTGGCAGATCTGGTTGTAAATAAGTTCCATAATCAGTCTAAAGTTCAGGTTGTCAATACCATCTTCCTGACTGATGGCGAATCCGATCCTATCTATGGTTTCCATGGAAAAAATCAGTACGGTTATGGTTGGTCTGGTAAGACCAAGTACATTCTTCAGGATGATCTTACCAAGAAATCTTACGACATTCGGTACAGCCTTGGCGACCGTCGCATGACTTCTCTGCTTCTTAAGGTTCTGAAGGATCGTACCAACTGTAATCTTATTGGCTTCTTTATCAACGGTGATGGATTCCAGCGTGTTTGGGATCAATATAAGTTTGGCGTTTATGACAAGCGCCTGACTGATGCCAAGAAGTCTTGGACAAATGATGGATTTTTTCCAGTTGACACTGCAGGTTATGATGAATACTATATTCTCAACCCTAAGATGTTCAATGTTTCCACTAACAAGGAACTGGTTGTAGATTCCAACATGACCCGTAACAAGGCTGCAAAGGAATTCATCAAGTTTTCCGAAAAGAAGACGGTTTCCCGTGTTCTACTCTCACGGTTTGTCAAGCGAATTGCCGCTTGACAAACACCTTTACCTAGTCTATAATATACACATAATCGAAACACACACAAGGAAGTTCTAAATGGCTAAGCGCCCTCTCGACAAGTCTGCCTTCTTTAACGCTGTTAAGAAGGAATTCGGTGATATCGCGACCATCACCCGTCAGGAAGTTATCCTCATTGAACGTAAGTACGGAATTGATTATCCGGTTTGGTTCATCAAGGACAAGGCGCGACATGTCTCGCGCGGAGTGTATTCCCTTGATGACAGTGGTTCCACTAAGCCCGTGAAGGCAGCTAAGGCAATTAAGGCTTCCGATATTGCTTCGGAAGTTCCGGTTGCTTCTAACACTGCCATCGAAGTGTCAAATCAGCATGACATGGCAATTGCTGCTCTGCACACCAGTGTCGCTGATACTGTGTCACTGGTTCCCGCTAAGGCTTCTGGTTATGTTCCTTTCGGCCACTTTGCCGATGTCCGCATGATCATCAAGTCTGGTAAGTTCTATCCGACTTATGTGACCGGTCTGTCTGGTAACGGTAAGACCATGATGATTGAGCAGATTTGCGCCCAAGAAAAGCGTGAACTGGTTCGTGCCAACATCACCAAAGAAACGGACGAAGATGACCTGATTGGTGGTTTCCGTCTTATCGATGGTAAGACTGTCTGGCAGAATGGTCCGGTTATCGTGGCTATGGAACGTGGTGCCATCCTGCTTCTGGACGAAGTGGATCTCGGTGATGCCAAGCTCATGTGCCTTCAGCCCATTCTTGAAGGCAAGCCGATCTATCTTAAGAAGATCAATCGTGTGGTAACGCCTGCTAAGGGCTTCAACATTCTGGCTACTGCCAATACCAAGGGTAAGGGTTCTGACGACGGTCGCTTCATCGGTACCAACGTGATGAACGAAGCTTTCCTTGAGCGTTTCTCTATCACTTTCGAGCAGGAATACCCGCCGCTCAAGACCGAACTCAAGATCGTGAAGAATATTCTGCAGGCTTCCGGTTGTGATGACAATGACTTTGCAGAAAAGCTAGTCAATTGGGCTGATATGATCCGCAAGGCATTCTACGATGGTGCCGTGTCTGATATCATCTCTACTCGCCGTCTTGTCCACATCTGCGAAGCGTTCTCAATCTTCGGTCAGGATCGTGAGAAGGCAATCAAGCTTTGTCTGAACCGCTTTGATGTGGATACCAAGAATGGCTTCTTTGACCTCTACATGAAGCTGGACGAAACTCTCCAGCCGAAGCCGGAAGTCAAGACGGAAGCTGCCGCTACTAATGATGGCGAAATTTCCATGTAACAAGAATACGGACAGTGGGCTTGAGTCATTCACTGTCCGTCCTTTTGAAGACTCGTAACCTAAAATTATAATGGAGTTATTTAATGTCTCATCTTTCCCGTGTTGCTAAGGTTCTGCGTAAGAATAACAAGGGTACTGGCATCACTGCTGGTCGACTTGCACAGCTTTCCGGCTTGTCTAAGGACGCCGTGTATAAGCGCGTTTGGGATCTTCGCAATGTTGAAGGTAAGACCATCTATAGCAACTACCGTAATGTTAACGGTACTCGCAAGATGTTTTATCGTATTGCCTCGTAATTTTTTCTAGCAATTCAAAAAGGGATGCTATATACTACTGTAGCATCCCTTTTTATTATGGAGTTCACTAATGGAATTATCAATCAAAGTTGAAGACCTAAGAAAGACCAAACTGTTCATAGCAACACCTATGTATGGTGGACAGAACAATGGACTTTATATGAAGGCATGCCTTGATCTTCAAAGCATCTGTCTTCAATATGGCATTGAAGTTCGATTCTCTTTCCTCTTCAATGAATCACTAATTACCCGCGCAAGAAACTATTTGGTAGACGAATTCTTGCGCTCAGATAGCTCACATCTTCTCTTCATCGATTCTGATATTCATTTTGATCCTCAAGATGTTCTAGCCCTTATTGCTTTGGACAAAGACGTTATTGGTGCACCTTATCCTAAGAAGTCAATCAATTGGAAAAACATTGCTGCGGCTCTTGTTAAAGATCCAACAACACCAGTAAATGAATTGGACAATCTTGTTGGCGATTATGTTTTCAATCCCGTGCCAGGTACAACACAGTTCAACGTTCGCGAACCTCTTGAGGTTATGGAAATTGGAACTGGCTTCATGATGGTCAAACGTGAAGTATTCGAAAAGTTCAAGAATGCCTATCCGAAGCAGAACTACAAGCCAGATCATGTTGGTCAGGCCAACTTTGATGGTTCTCGCTACATTCACGCATATTTTGATACTGTGATTGACAATGGTTATACTTATGACGATCTATACCATCTCGTAAAGATTGCTGCACAGGGTGATAACATCAAGAAGAAGGCACAAGAATTTATGAACACAGAAAAGAATGCGTCACATAGGTATCTTTCTGAGGATTACATGTTCTGTCAGTATCTTCGAAAGATCGATGTGCAAATTTGGCTGTGTCCATGGATGAAGACGCAACATGTTGGCACTTATGCCTTCACTGGTAACATGCAAGCAATCGCTCAGTATACAGGAAATCTATAATGATAATTGGTGTTGTAGGATTTATTGGATCAGGTAAAGGCACTGTTGCTGATATTTTGGTCGAGAAGCACGGCTTTGTTAAGCTTTCATTTGCTGATGCTGTTAAGGATGCAACTGCGGCTATCTTCGGATGGCCGCGAGCCCTTCTTGAAGGTGACACTTTAGAAAGTAGGGAATTTCGTGAAACAAAAGATGAATGGTGGTCAAAGAAGTTTGAGTTTGATTTTTCACCTCGTCTAGCTCTTCAATTGATGGGAACAGAAGCTGGTCGCAATGTTTTTCATCAAGACGTTTGGGTACATGCATTAGAGCGTAAAGCCGAAATGTATAAGAACGTAATAATTGCTGATGTTCGATTCCCAAATGAAATTGATTGGATGAGATCAAAGGGAGGGTTTGCAGTTCGTGTTCAGCGTGGTCCTGATCCTATTTGGTACGATACTGCTGTCATTGCTAACAGGAAAGCTGAAACTCACGAACAGATTTCTCGAAAGTTAGCTGCCGAAGATGCAATGGTAGATCAGTATAAGATCCACTACTCTGAATGGGCATGGGCAGGATCGATTATGGATTATCATCTTGATAACAACGGAAACATTTCCATGCTTGAAGCTGATATCAGTCACCTGCTAAAAGTCTTTACAGGCCCACAAAAGTCTGCTATACTAGCAGCCTAAACTAAATCTAACTGGAGAATATATTATGAAGATTAGCGAAAACACTCTAAAGGTCCTCAAGAACTTTTCAGAAATCAATTCTGGACTCGTTCTTCGAACAGGTAATGTTCAGAAGACCATCAACATGGACAAGTCTATTCTATGTGAAGCTGAACTTGAAGACAACATTCCTATTCAGTTTGGCATCTATGATTTGCCACAGTTTCTTGGAAACGTAACCTCTTTCGATAATCCTGATATCGATTTTGGTGACAAGTCTCTAACCATGACTGATGGTACTGTCGGTCTGCACTATTACTCAAGTGCGATTGGTCTCATCACTTCCCCTCCCGATAAGGAACTGACGATGAAGCAGGTTGATCTTCGCTTCACTCTGACCGATTCTGTTTGGCAGCGTATCCGTCGTCTTGCTGCAACAAACGGATTTCCTAACATTTCTATTGTTGGTAAGAATGGTGAACTTCGTCTTCTCGCGCATGAGAAGGCAAACGACACTTCTAACTCTGCATCTATCAAGCTTGCCGATCATACAGGTGAAGATTGTTCTGTTACGTTCAAGTTTGAAAATCTCAAAATGATTGCGGATGATTATGACGTTGAAGTTATGTTGAACGGCTTCGCGAAGTTTGCGGCGAAGAACAAGAAGATCAAGTATTGGATTGCAGTGGAGACTAAGTAATGGCTGGCATGGGACACAATCAAAAAGTATTCGTTTCGATCAACGGTCTTTCTGAAGCGGACAAGAAGCGCGTTAAGGATGCTGTTCTTGAAATGAACGACAGTATGACGCGAATTGCTGCTGAAAGGGATTTGCAGAAGGACACTCTCGCGCGAATGGAAGATCAGCTTGGCATTGATAAGAAGATGCTTCGTCGTATGGCACGTGTCTACTTTAAGAGCAACTACGCTCAAGAGCAGGACGAAAATCGTAACTTCGAAGAAATGTATGACGGAGTTATGAAGTAAAATGGCCGTCGATCTTTATGGTGACACTTATGTGGACAACTGGGACTATGCCAGAAAGATCGTCACTATCGGAATAGGGTTGCCTTTCTATAAAGTGATTTCATATGAATTACCAAACGAAGGTTTAGGTATGTCACTTCATAGCGAAGGCACCTTTTTTCGAAAAGCTGACATTCCAGGTGTGAATGGTGGTGGTCTATACGTTCTCTATGAAAAGACCAAGACACAAACCTCGTGTCTGTATGTGGGCGCTACAGAGTATTCGATACGTCAACGTGTATATAGATTCATGAAAGAACTTCATGATGTATCAAGAGATGACGAGAAACATCCGGCAGCAACCAAAGCTAGATTTGATGGTGTTATTCCTAAACATATCTACGCTAAATTTATGCCTATAAGAATGATGCCTAGAATGAAAAATCTTAGAATAGACTTTATGACACTTGACGAAACGTGTGCTATTCTGCTAAAATCTCGCTACAACGTTAGAAGGACTTATTGATGAGCGAATCTTTTCTCTGGGTCGAAAAGTATAGACCAAAGACCGTAAGAGACTGCATCCTTCCTGAGCGGCTGAAAAAGCCGTTTCAGGAGTATGTGGATAAGAAAGAAATTCCCAATCTCATGTTAACTGGTACTGCCGGTGTGGGTAAGACCACAGTTGCCAAAGCCATGTGTGATGAGATTGGGATCAACCATCTGTATATCAATGCTTCTGAAAACAGAGGTATTGATATGCTGCGAACAACTATTCGTAACTATGCATCTTCGGTATCGTTGACGGGTGGCAAGAAAGTTATCATCCTAGACGAAGCCGACTATCTAACTCCTGAAGCCCAAGCAGCTATGCGTGGTGCAATCGAAGAGTTTGCAGGCAATTGCACATTCATTCTTACATGTAACTTCAAGTCAAAGCTGATCGACGCGATTCATTCACGTTGTTCGGTAATCGATTTCGGATTGAAGAATGATGAAAAGCAAGAGATGGCATCTCAGTTGTTTAAGCGTTTGCTTAACATTCTGACTTCAGAAGGAATCGATTATGATAAAGCGGTTGTGGCAAAGATTGTCGAGAAGTACTTTCCTGACTATCGTCGTACTCTTAATGAGCTACAGCGGTTTAGTTCTTCTGGCACTTTGGATGCAGGCATCGTTGCACAACTCTCAGATGTTCGAAAGATTGCCGATCTTGTCAAATTTCTGAAAGACAAGAACTTTTCAGAAATGAGAAAGTGGTGTGTTACCAATTCTGACATTGAACCTGCCCGTGTGTATCGCAAGATTTATGACTCTCTTGTGGAATATTTCAAGCCCGAAAGCGTACCACAAGCTGTTTTGATCATTGCCAAATATGGGTATCAATCAGCATTTGTTGCAGACCAAGAAATCAATCTTGTTGCTTGTTTGACAGAACTTATGGTAGATTGTGAATATCAATGACGGATCTTTTTAAAGACGTTATCCCTAGCATCCAGCATACCAAAAAGAAAGTCATTACCAGTGAAAACGAGAAGGAATATGTGCCCTATGTGGTTAACAGATCCATCTCGTTTCATCTGGACATGGTAATGCAGGCCAATCAGATGAATATGTTACCATCCACAGATGGACTTCTTCAGTACCACTATTTGCTAAATACTGTAAGGTCATATAAAAGACCTTTTCAGAAATGGCAAAAAAGACAAGATGATGACAATCTTGAAGTCATTAAGGAAGCTTACAATTATTCCAATGAAAAGGCAAAGGACGTTCTAACAGTGCTTACAAATGACCAACTTGAAGAAATTAAAAAGACTTTGAACAAAGGTGGTCCTAATGCTAAACTTAGAAGATTTAATAGAGGTGAGACTGGCTGAGCCTGATGACTTCCTAAAAGTTAAGGAAACACTTTCTCGTATTGGTGTTGCATCTAAAAAAGAAAAGACTTTATATCAATCTTGCCACATTCTGCATAAGCAGGGCAAGTACTATATTATCCACTTCAAACAACTATTCTTATTGGACAATAAGAGTTCCGATTTCTCAGATGAGGATCGTGGTCGTGTGAATACAATAGCCAATCTCCTATCAGAATGGAGATTGGCTATTCTTGTTGATCCTGCTAAAAGCCAGACTCCTGTCGCTCCCCTTTCACAAATCAAAATCATATCACACCGTGAAAAGACGGAATGGAATCTGGTAACAAAATACAATATTGGCAAACGTAAAACTTAACATGGAGCTATATAATGAATCGTTTGAGAATTTTTAAGACAGATCCCAACGTCAATCTTCCTAAGTTTGCAACAAAACAAGCAGCTTGTTTCGATCTATCGTTTCAATCTACGGGCAAGACTGAGTATACTGGATACAATATGTACAATGCGCCATTAACGAGGCAACTTTCTAATGGCTCAATTAAGATCATGCCTGGTGATCGTATTCTAGTGCCTACTGGATTGATCTTTGATATTCCAGAAGGATATTCGGTACGAATTCATCCTAGGTCTGGGCTATCACTTAAGCAAGGTCTTGTTTTAGCAAACCTAGAAGCCGTAATCGATTCGGATTATGTCCAAGAAACTTTTGTTTTGCTTGCAAATAATTCCAGTGTAGATCAGACGATAAATAATGGAGATAGGATTGCACAAGCGGAAATGATTAAATCAGAGGAATATATTCTTTGGGAAATCTTCGATGCTCCAATTCAAAAAACAGATCGTGCCGGAGGATTAGGTTCAACAGGTATTAGCGTCTTCGCAATTGAAGATGTACAGAAGCCAGATGAGCAGCCTGTAAAGCGCGGCAGAGGAAGACCAAAGAAAGTAGCATAGGAATAAAATGCCAGGAGCCCATCGTCACGGCGATAAGAGATTTTGTGAGGCTACAACAATCGTTACAGGACAAAGCACTGTCAAAGTGAATGGTATATTGTGGGCAGTTGAAGGTGATTATGATACACACTGCGATGGAGGTCAATTGCAAGCTGTGTACGGCGCTAAGAATGTTTACATTCAAGGTAAACTTGTGATTTGTGCGATGGGTGACATTGCAGCTCCTGATAAACAAGATTGCGTTGTTATACATCCTACCGGTCCTACTAATCCAAAAGGACACTCTATGGATGTTGTTGTTTATGGTGGTAGAGCTGGTGGTGGTAAATGACATGGCAGCTGAACGAGCTTGTGTATTCAGGTAATAACCAAGCAAGAGTTAAGAACTACTATCCAGATACCGGACTAATTGTAATCTATGATATATATGGAAATTTTCAAGCTGGTATGACAATTGTAGGTAATGAGACTGGAACAACTCTCACTCTTACAGAATTTAACATTACTCTTGATTATGATTTGAGATATGAGCCTGACGAATGGGAACAGGCTCTGGCGGATGCTATATATGATGGTGATGGAAATATTGTAGCTCTTGAAGAGCATTTTACAGGACTTCTGTCACAAGATTATCAATTTAAGTATTACGTGGTAGAGGGTTAATGCCAACACCTATTTCAAATTTAAGAGCGACTTGGGCTAATACATCGAATGTGTTTGTTGGCATTGGCATGAATGTCAATGCTATCTCTTATGCCGCAAACACTAAACTAGTCGATTTCAAAATCAATTCAAATTCTATGTTCTCTATTACACCTCAAGGCTCTACAGCTATGGGTGCACGAGGACAAATTCCTATACAGCAACCGAGCCAAGCTGCCGTTCTAGACTTATGGGCAAGAGACAAGGGTCTATTGTTCCCTCGAATGACTACAACAGAGCGAGATGCTATTCCTAATCCTCCTGATGGTCTTGTTATCTATAATGAAGAAACAGATTTTCTTCAGATTCGTCGTGCAGGTATGTGGACAAATGTTGGTGATGTTGGTTTACCTGGTGCTCTTCCATCACTTTCGAGGACATTATTTGTTTCTACAACAGGTAGCGATACTGCAAATGACGGCACAAGCGAATATTCTCCTTTTGCATCGCTAGAAAAAGCTCTTGCAGTTGCAACTGCAAGAAACGATATTGTTCTTATCAAAGTATCACCTGGTGTTTATTACACACAAGGTTGGTTAGATTTACCTGATGGTTGTATTGTACAAGCTGCCCATCGTTCAGTATTCATTCGTCCTGTTCCTAACTTTGAAGAGCGCAACGTATTTCGTATGGGATCAGGATGTTTTGTTGAAGGATTTATCATTGAGAATTTCCGCTTAAATAGTTTGACAGATCCTACAGAAGGTTTTGCATTCAGTTTTAGACCTGGTGCAGTCATCACGCGCGTACCATACGCTCATAAGTGTGCTGTAAGATGTTCACAGCCTATAAGCGTTGTTGGAGGTAAACTAGATCCTCTAAATGGAAATCCACAATATCCAAGAGGACCTGGCGTTGTTATAGCAGACGGTCTTGTTTGTTCTCAATATTCGATCTTTCCAAACATCATGACATGGGGTGCAACACCTGTAACATACAATGGTATTGGTTATTGTGCAAAGAATGGCGGACTAATCAACGCTGTTAACGCCATCTCTATGTGGGCCCACAAACACTTCTTAGCAATGAGCGGTGGTCAAATCATTCTCAGTTCTTGTTCTACGCAGTTTGGTGACTATTCGCTAGTTGCATCAGGTTCACGCAACATCGGCGTTCCTTATGCAATATCAGGAACAATGACACCAAACACAACTGCTGCAAACGCTGTTGCGGCAGCCTCTACTACAATCATTAATAATATGTGGACAGCATTAACAGCAACAGGTACTATATCTGCTTGGGACGCATATGATCAAGAATACACTCGATATGACGGTAGTGTTTGGATTAAAGCACTTGAAGAAATGTTGCGTGGTGGTGGTTCAGATATGATTGAACGTTTCCAATTGGTATTGTTTGACGCTGTTGGTAATCCTGTATTGTCGAGCGACAAGAAAACACAATTTAAGTTTTGTTATGATTACATAAGAGACCAAATTAACGCTCTTACTGGTGTAGACGCCACATCACAGACTATGGTAAATAATGCCACTATTGCGGTAAAAAGCACAATCGATAGTCCACAAACACGCACTGAACCAAGTAGAATTGAGGCTATTGGTCATACTTGGACAGCTAACATGATTGGTGTTTGGCAAATTAAAATTCCACCAGCACAGTCAAGATTGCCAATCAGAGACAGTATTTTAGAACAAGATGGCGCTCTTGTCATTGCTACAGGACAAGATAGTGATGGTAATGCTATCTTTGCTGGTGATGTCACAATTGACGCAAGATTTGGTATGGGAGGTCGCGGATTTATTGCACCTACAAAACGTGAAGCTACTCGCGCAGCTATTACATTTGGAGGATTTTAATGGCAAGAATTACATGTCGCCAACCATCAACAGGTAAACCTGTAAACATTCGTTACGAGAGTGTTCCTAATACATTTGTTACAATCGCAGAAGCACCAGACTTTTCTGTTCCCGATCCCTCAGAGTCACAATATCCTGATGCTAGAGATCCCTCTTATCCTTCTCGAGGTATTGCAGCAGGTGAAATATTCTTTCTAACACCACTTATAGTCAAAAACAAAACTGGTGGTTCTTGCATAATTGAAGTTCGTTTTATCGCAGAAGGAAATACAGCTTCAGTTGTAAATGATGCATTGGGCGCAACTCTTATTCCTGCAGGCGAGAGTGTAGCTATTCCGTTACAAGGAAGATCCCTAATCAAAAGAAATCTTGCAACCGCAAACGGCGATTCGATCCAGGTAAAATCTAGCGTTTCGGGAGCATGTGATGTTTGGGCTTCAGCTAATGAACAAGCTTCGGCAGAGCATGTGGGTGTAGGTATCATATAATGTCGAATAAATTTCTATCAAACAAACAATTAGTTGACGACGGTTTGTTTGTTATTACCAGTGGTGATCTAGCAGCATTAAATCCTATAGACTATAAAGGTCGACAGGTACAACTTGACGACGGCAATCGATATCACAGTGACGGTCTTATCTGGCGCTTAAGCGATGCATACGATGCTCTCGGCGCACAAGGATCTCAGGGACCTCAAGGACCTCAAGGGCCTCAGGGTATTCAAGGTGTTCAAGGTGCTATAGGTCTTCAAGGACCTCAAGGTACAATTGGTATTCAAGGTCTACAAGGTCTTCAAGGAACTATAGGTGTTCAAGGATCGCAAGGTACAATAGGTTCACAAGGTATTCAAGGTGAAACTGGTGCTCAAGGCACTCAAGGCATTCAAGGTGAAATTGGTGCTCAAGGCACTCAAGGCATTCAAGGTAATATAGGCGCACAGGGTAGTCAAGGTATAACAGGTGCTCAAGGTGCTCAGGGAACAACTGGCGCTCAAGGTCTTCAAGGAATTTTAGGCGCGCAAGGTCTTCAAGGCGCTGATGGTGCTCAGGGTATTACAGGATCGCAAGGCGCCACAGGCATACAGGGCGCACAAGGCACTGATGGTTTACAAGGTACTCAAGGTGCTCAAGGTGCCACAGGAATACAAGGTGCACAGGGAACTGATGGTTTACAGGGTACTCAAGGTGCTCAAGGTGCCACAGGAATACAAGGTGCACAGGGAACTGATGGTTTACAAGGTGCTCAAGGTGCTCAAGGTGCCACAGGAATACAAGGTGCACAGGGAACTGATGGTTTACAAGGTGCTCAAGGTATAATTGGATCACAAGGTGCCCAGGGTACTGATGGTTTACAAGGTTCTCAAGGTGCTCAAGGTACAATTGGATCACAGGGTACAACAGGCGCTCAAGGTATAACTGGTGCTCAAGGAGTTCAAGGTGCTCAGGGCACAACAGGCGCTCAAGGTATAACTGGATCTCAGGGTACACAAGGTACAACAGGTGCACAGGGCACTCAAGGTATAACTGGATCTCAGGGTACACAAGGTACAACAGGTGCACAGGGCACTCAAGGTATAACTGGATCTCAGGGTACAACAGGTTCACAAGGTGCTACTGGATCACAGGGAACAACAGGTTCACAAGGTACAACTGGATCTCAGGGTACAACTGGATCTCAGGGTACAACTGGTGCACAGGGAACAACAGGTTCACAAGGTACAACTGGTGCACAGGGAACAACAGGTTCACAAGGTACAACAGGTTCACAAGGTACAACTGGTGCACAGGGAACAACAGGTTCACAAGGTACAACAGGTTCACAAGGTACAACTGGATCTCAGGGTACACAAGGCACTACTGGTGCTCAAGGTATAACTGGTGCTCAAGGTACTACTGGTGCTCAAGGTACAACTGGATCTCAAGGTACAACAGGTGCTCAGGGTACACAAGGTACAACAGGTTCACAAGGTGCTACTGGATCACAGGGAACAACAGGTTCACAAGGCACGACAGGCACTCAAGGTACACAAGGTGTATTAGGTTCACAAGGCACGACAGGCACTCAAGGCACTACTGGTGCTCAAGGTATAACTGGTGCTCAAGGTACTACTGGTGCTCAAGGTACAACAGGCACTCAAGGTACACAAGGCATTCAAGGTACAACAGGTGCTCAGGGTACACAAGGCATTCAAGGTATAACTGGTGCTCAAGGTACAACAGGCACTCAAGGTACACAAGGCATTCAAGGTATAACTGGTGCTCAAGGTACAACAGGCACTCAAGGTACACAAGGCATTCAAGGCACTACTGGTGCTCAAGGCACTACAGGTTCACAAGGTACAACTGGATCTCAAGGTACACAAGGCATTCAAGGCACTACTGGTGCTCAAGGTGCTACAGGCACTCAAGGTACAACTGGATCTCAAGGTACAACAGGTGCTCAGGGTACAACAGGTACACAGGGTACAACAGGCGCTCAAGGTGTTCAAGGTAGACAAGGAACTACAGGCGCTCAAGGTACAACTGGATCACAAGGCACTACAGGTTCACAAGGTACAACTGGATCTCAAGGTACACAAGGCATTCAAGGTATATTAGGCGCTCAAGGCACTACAGGTTCACAAGGTACTACTGGTGCTCAAGGTACAACAGGCACTCAAGGTACAACTGGATCTCAAGGTACAACAGGTGCTCAGGGTACACAAGGCATTCAAGGTATATTAGGCGCTCAAGGCACTACAGGTTCACAAGGTACAACGGGTATTCAAGGCACTTCGGGTGTAAACGGCACTGCTGGTACTGGAGGCACACAAGGTACAACAGGTACTCAAGGAACAGTAGGCACTCAGGGTACGACAGGCGCTCAAGGCACTACTGGTGCTCAAGGTACAACTGGATCACAGGGTACAACAGGTACACAGGGTACAACAGGCGCTCAAGGTGTTCAAGGTAGACAAGGAACTACAGGCGCTCAAGGTACAACTGGTACTCAAGGCACAATTGGATCACAAGGAACTCAAGGTATTCAAGGTGCTAATAATGGTGGATTTACAATTGTTAACGATACAACATCTACCAATGCCTTTATTGGATTTGTAACTGCTACATCAGGAATTTCAACAACTCTTAATGTAACAAGTACTAAATTACAATATAATCCTTCTACTGGAGCTTTTGGAATTGGTACTGCAATAGATATCATTCCATATGATAGCTTGAATTCTGGAACATTATCGTTTGAAGGTTCTGCTGGGCAACTTTTCAGTATTACAAACAATCTTACTACCGGATCGATTTTCTCAGTTAATGATGTTTCTGGTATACCAAGTATAGATGTAGATGCGGATGGAACAATTGAGTTTGCAGCTTATGGTGGAAATGTTGGAATTGGAACGACAAGTCCAACTCAAAAATTGGACGTTAATGGAAATGTAAGACTTCGTTCTGGTCTTTACGACTTTAATAATAATGTGGGCACTAACGGTTCTATTTTAGTCGCGACTGGAAGTGGAATTCAATGGACTGCACCCTTTGCTGCAGGTATTCAAGGTCTTCAAGGTACAACTGGAACTCAGGGTACTCAAGGTATATTAGGCGCTCAAGGTGTTCAAGGTAGACAAGGAACTACAGGTGCTCAGGGAACAACTGGTACTCAAGGTACGACAGGCGCTCAAGGTACAACAGGCGCTCAAGGTACAACTGGTGCCACTGGCGCTCAAGGTACAACTGGTGCCACTGGTGCTCAAGGTATATTAGGCGCTCAAGGTGTTCAAGGTACAACTGGTGCCACTGGTGCTCAGGGTATATTAGGCGCTCAAGGTGTTCAAGGTAGACAAGGAACTACAGGTGCTCAGGGAACAACTGGTGCTACTGGTTCACAAGGCACGACAGGCACTCAAGGAACAACTGGATCTCAAGGTATAACTGGTGCTCAGGGTACAACAGGTACTCAAGGAACAACTGGTGCTACTGGTGCTCAAGGTACAACTGGTGCCACTGGTGCTCAGGGTACAACAGGTACTCAAGGAACAACTGGTGCTACTGGTGCTCAGGGTACAACAGGTACTCAAGGAACAACTGGTGCCACTGGTGCTCAGGGTACAACTGGTGCCACTGGTGCTCAGGGTACAACAGGTACTCAAGGAACAACTGGTGCTACTGGTGCTCAGGGTATATTAGGCGCTCAAGGTGTTCAAGGTGTTCAAGGTAGACAAGGAACTACAGGTGCTCAAGGTACAACAGGTACTCAAGGAACAACTGGTGCTACTGGTGCTCAGGGTATATTAGGCGCTCAAGGTGTTCAAGGTACAACAGGTGCTCAGGGTACAACTGGTGCCACTGGTGCTCAGGGTACAACTGGTGCTCAGGGTACAACAGGTGCCACTGGTGCTCAAGGTATATTAGGCGCTCAAGGATTACAAGGTATTCAGGGTATAAAAGGTGATACTGGTAATACAGGTGCAACTGGTTCACAAGGATTACAAGGTATTCAGGGTATAAAAGGTGATACTGGTAATACAGGTGCAACTGGTGCC